ATAATAAATTTTGAACGTTTATATTTGAGATAGTTGCCGTATTTTCCGCCCAGGTCAGAATACATGATGATGATATTCTGACACGCGGCCAGCCGAAACGGGTCATCTGTTTTATAGCGTCGGATAAGAGCGGCAACTTTTTGCTGCACATCCATAGTCTTAATCCCTCCGGTATTTTTTCGGCGTATATTTCTTCTTGGCTATCTTCTTTGCCTGGATCATGGCAGCCTTGATGGTCGCTTTGAAGGCTTCAATGTCTTCGATATCATCCTCTCCTTCAAAGGCGGCAGAGGAAATAGAGTTCATCATGTCTTCCAGATCTGACTCAATTTCACGTTCATCGCGCCGGTTCAGGTTCGGCTCTTCGTCAAATCCCATAAGCCAGGCAGGGCTGACATGCAAGGCTTTAGCGATTAGAGCAATCTTATCTTGCTTTGGCTCATACTTCCCATTTAGATATTCCGAAAGGGAAGAGTTGCTGATGCCAGTCAGCCTAGATAAATCGGCCTTGCTCATATTTTGTTCTGTGAGTATCTTCTTTATCCTATTGATTAAAATATTGTTCATAATGTCTCCCTCTATCCTAGTGAAGCATTCAAATCATCATCACTATAATATACGATTTCTCGAATAAAATCAATAAAATTTCATCGTTCTTTTCGGAAAATCGTTGACACATAAAAAACCATGTGCTATTATTCAGTTAAGAAATTTCGACAAGTCGAAAGCAACGAAAGGGGGTGAAGGCAATGAGAGGAAAAGAAAAGCCAAAATTTAAGTACGCTTATCTCAGGGGATTTATCCGTGAAAACTTCAAGACGCTTGCAAATTATGCCAGCTTTTTGGGTATATCCCCGTCTACATTGAATGACCGTCTTAATGGCAATACCAGCTTTACTCAGGACGATATTTATAAGACCGCCAACTTTGCCCTTGACAGGAAATTGACGGCAGCTGAAGTAGATCTTCTTTTTTTTAGCTTTTAATTTCGGAAACTCGAAAAATAGAGGAGACAGGTGATATGGATGCTCTTATCCAATACATCATGGATTACATCCTGCGGCAGATCTTCCCGGCGCTTAGGTAGAAAAGAGAGGTGATAAACATGTTGGACAGCGAACATCCGGAAGGTCCTTACATTTCAAGAGTGGCCCGGGAATGCGCTCGGTTTTATCAGGACCCGAAAAATATTCAGGCGTTTCAGGAATGGTTAGCAAAAAAGAAGAAGGAGGAAGCCAATCATGGCGATGAGACCGTCTAAAGGAGGAATAAGGAACGAAATGAGAGAAAAAGCAATGAGAGAAGAAATTCTCGCACAACTAGGAGCTCTTTGCGCGGATGCGGGCGTCGAGCAGGTCGCATGCAAGGATGCGTCCGTCGGTGACTACCTAGCAGGTAAGACCGACGCCCTCGCCGTTGCAATGCAGATGATGCAAGCAAAGGCACTGCCCGAAACTATGTCGCGTTTCTTGCGGGATGAAACAACCCGCAACGCAAATCTGGCGGAAAGCGCACGGTTGTGTTCGAAGGACATGATGGACCCGAAAGGCACGATGGCAACAATGGCACGGCTCCGTGAGGGGGCAGCCGCCGGATACATGGCAGCATCCAGAGTGGTCACGGAGATCAGGGAGATGAATAAATCATGACCAGCGCAGAAGCAGTAGAGATCGTCCATCAGATGATGGACGCACGCGAGCAAGAAGAAGCGAGAACCGCGGCTCTCGCTTCTCAAGTAGCCACGAAGAAAAACGATCCTAGCGCCGCACGCCAGAGGTTCTGGAAGGAAGTGGCGATCTATCCGCTGACGCTGGTGAGCGCCGCGGCGTACACCCTGCTAATGGCGGTGGCTCAATGAGATGCTGCGAGGGCTGCGGGAAGCCGCTCCCTGCGGATGCCGCCCCGCGGAAACGCTTCTGCTCCGCAGAGTGTGAGAGGCGCTCTTACTACGAAGGGCGCCGCGATAAGGATCACGCTAAAGAAGAAGCGGAAGAAGGCATTCCGCTTCGCGAGTTCCAATGCGAGCAATGCGGGCACTGGGTCCGTGTCATGAGCAAGAATGACAAGCGCTTCCGGTTCTGCAACGCCAAATGCGAAAAGGCATTCTGGAAGCGGAATAAGCCGAAGGCAGCAAGGGCCTCGAAAGCTCCGGCGGGCAGAGGCTTCGGCGGTGGCTACTTTGAACGATGCTGCAAGTGGTGCGGCAAAGCATTCGGCACACAGTCGGCAACGGCCGCGTACTGCTGCCGAGAGCATAAGCACATGGCGTTGATGTGGAAGAAACAGAACGCCGCCGAAGAAAAGAAGGCTAGGAAACGGTCGAAGTACCGACCGTTCGTGGATGGAAGGAGCGACTAAATGGAAGCAGAAGTCACACTGGAGCAGGCGCTCGAGCTCCTCATGGAGGATCAGCCTGTCCACGTGTTCAATGAGGATGGCGACGATTATTTCTTCGGGTACAAGAGCGCCATCAATGAAGAAGAACCTGTCCCGCATCTGGTCGTCACCGGGATCTTCGCGAACACCGAGGATCTGAAAGATGGCAATGGCGAGATGCAGGTCATCGAGCTGCAGGTGAAAGAGTAAAGAAAAAGAGCCTTGGCAGCGGCTACTGCTAAGGCTCGGGCAGGAAGGTTTTGATACGCATTCCTGCCTCTATTATAGCAGAAATGGAGGAACCATGGCAGAGCTTGAAAATCACATGGTGCTTGGTATTGGGTGCTTTGATGAAGAAGCCGCCCGCCGCCGCCTTGAGCGGGAAGGATACGAGATGGAGCACGCGGATGACGCATGGGATGACTGGTTGGGAGGCGAGCCGATTGAAAACGAAGCCGAAGCGGATGTATCCGCATCAGTGCCGGATCTGCGGTAAGACTTACTACAATTCGCGCGATAGCAAGAGACCGGGCACCTGCTGTGAGCGATGCAGCATGATCCACGCAACCATCAGCCGCAGGCTGAAGCGGCACCCGTTGAGAGACGCAGCGGCGCTGGTAAAGCATCTGCAGATGATGTTTAGCAACATCGAGCAGCAGATGGGGGACAAGCCGCAGATGATCGATCTGACGTCTTCTTTCGAATGGGACATGATGATCGAGCTTTGTGAGAGGGACTGGCCGTTCCTTGAGGGCTGCTCAGAGGAAGAGCTGGATGCGCTCGCAGAACTGGTGGATGTGGCGGAGGAGCTGCTGGACCTTCCGGCGCAGATGTCGCCCACCAAAATGCCGAGTGATGTTTATTGGGAATTTATCAATGTGGTGGATTCATATCATAAAAATAGGAGGAGAAATGGCGACGTTATATGAAATCGACGAAAGACTGGCAAATATCTTCGTCACTCCCGAAGGCACTGCCGTAGACGGCACCACCGGGGAAGTACTGGACACAAAAGCACTGGATGATCTCGAGATGGAAAAATGGTCCAAGGTGGATAACATCTGCCGGTATATCAAGAATCTCCAGTCGGATATCGAGCAGTACAAAGAAGAAGTAGACAAGCTGACGGCGAGAGCCGTGTCGGCGCAGAAGAAGCTGGAGAGCCTTAAAGCCTATCTGGCCATGCATCTGGAAGCGGGCAAGAAGGCGGATGTGCCTAGTGCACAGATCCGTTGGCGAAAGTCCGTGACGGTATCCATCCCGGATGAGAATATGGTCCCCATGCGCTTCATGAAGCAGGTCATCACGACCAAGCCGGACAAGCTGGCTATCAAAGAGCTTCTGAAAGCAGGGAAGGCCGTCCCCGGCGCTTCTTTGGAAGAAAAGCAGAATCTGTCTATTAAGTGATCGCATCCGGCGATTCACTTTTAGAAATATATCATAGGAGGTATATATGCTTACCATCAACAAGGGCATTCAGCAGAGTGCCGTCAAGGTCGTGGTATACGGCGTGGAAGGCATCGGGAAGACGACTTTCGCTAGTCATTTCCCCGCGCCGCTTTTCCTCGACATAGACCGCGGCAGCCGCCGGATGGATGTCGATCGCATCGATTCCATTCAGGACTGGCCCGCTCTCATGGGCACGCTGGACCAGATCCAGCGCGACCCGTCGCTTCCCTATTCGACGATCGTCATCGATACGGCGGATATGGCGGCAAAACTGGCGAGTGCCTACATCTGCAAGGCAAACGGCAACAAGAAGAGCATCGAAGAATTCGGCTACGGCAAGGGCTATGTGATCCTCGCTGAAGAATTCTCAAAGCTCTTGGTCAATGCGGAGGTGCTGGTGAATATGGGCTTCAATGTCGTATTCCTGGCACACGCGATGCAGCGGACGGTCACCCGCCCGGATGATACCGGGGGCTATGACCACTGGGAGATGAAGCTCCCCGGGAGCAAGAACAATTCACTGGGGGCTCTTCTCAAAGAGTGGGCGGATCTCTTGCTCTTCGCGGACTACAAAGTCATCATCCGGCAGGGCGCAGACGGCAAAGGCAAGGCGGCTGGCGGCCAGCGGAGAATGCGCGCGACGCACACGCCGTTCGCAGACGCTAAGAACCGCTTCGGCCTTGCGGATATTCTGGACTTTGACTTCAAGGAAATCCAGTCTATCATCCCCGCCCGTCCTGTCACGCCGCCGAAGACTACCATGGAAAAGGCGTATCAGGCGAAGAAGAAGGCGCAGAAGGGAATCACTCCTAAAACGGCCGCGGAGCCCGCAGAAACGAAGCCAGCCCCGCCCACGAATGTGTATGACGAGCTCGCACGTCTGATGGCGCTCGGCGTATCGGAGGCGGATCCTTCGCCGATCACGGAGGGGGAACTGCTAAAGGCGATCCGCGAAGTAGACCCTAACGAGCCCGCAGCGAAAGCAGAGAATCTGGCGAAGATCCCTGCGGACTATGTAGAAGCACTCATCAAGCCTAAGACTTGGGCGGGATTCAAATACTATGTGCTGAACAACATTCGCACTCCGTTTTAGTCTATAACCACGATTTCTGTTTGTAATCCTGATTTTGAGAGATTTTTTCTCAATTTCCGCATATTAAGTTACGAATTTTACATTTTAGGAGGAACATACTATGCCGAATTTTGGACAGTTTGGAAATGCTACACCGGATACCGAGAAGGAAAAGGCAATGGTGGTTACTGGATTTTCCAGTTTTACGGACGATGATTTCAAGGATAAGGGAGGCCTCTTCGACCCCATTCCGAAAGGCCGTTACCACTTCGTGGTCTATGACTGCCAGACCGGCTTCACGAAGAAGGATAACACGCTGATGAAGACCATCCTGATGGACATCCATCACGAAGACGGAACAAAGACGCGCATTACAGATTACTTGGTCTACAAGAGCAACCAGAAATGGAAATTTGCCTGCTTCTTCGATGCCATCGGTCTTGGTGATGCGCTCAAAGAGAACGGCATCGGCGGAGCAGATGACCCGCTCTGGACGACCGCCGTAGGGCAGGAAGGGGACTTCGAGGTCGATAATGAAACGTCCGAGTGGAACGGCAAGCAGACCACGCGCAATGTCATCAAGAAGTATTACAAGCCCGAACGGTAAACGGTTATGAGTAAGATCGATCTAGTGCCGCTCCTTGACTACATCGATCCAAACGCAAGCTACTTGCAGTGGGTACAAGTCGGGATGGCTCTCCAGAAGGAGGGCTATCCCGTGAGCGTCTGGGACGCGTGGAGCAGGAAGGGCAGCAAATATCACGACGGCGAATGCGCAAAGAAGTGGCAGTCTTTCCATGAAGACCGCGAGCAGCCAGTCACCGGCGCCGTCATCACCCAGTGGGCGAAAGAAGGCGGGTGGAAGCCTGCCGGGCGGAAGGAGGGACCGAGCTGTGCCGTGACGGGATTCACCTTCACGGATGCGGACTTTCTGATCGATCCATCGACGGTCGAGCCGGAAGATTTCCATGAGCCAAGTGATGAGGAATGGGACCCGAAAGGGGACCTCATTTCCTATCTGCAGGCACTCTTCAAGCCGGGGGAGTATGTCGGACTGGCAGTGAATTCCTTCCTGGCTAAGGACGGGAAATGGAAGCCTGTCGATAATGGCCAGTGTAAGCGGACGTGCGGAGAGATCGTCGAGGCGCTGCAGCATTCTCAGAAGATATCCAGCGCTATCGGCAGCCTGCAGAATGAGGCGGCAGGGGCATGGATCCGTATCAATCCGCTAGACGGAGAAGGGGCTAAGAATGCGAATGTCACTGACTATCGCTATGCGCTGGTGGAGTCGGATACGCTGCCTCTCGGCCAGCAGCTGGCGCTCATCCGACAGATGCAGCTGCCATGCGCTGCCATCGTCTACTCCGGCGGGAAGTCGGTGCATGCCATCGTCCATGTCGATGCTGCGACACAAAAGGAATACTATGAGCGCGTCGCCCATATGTATGACATCTGCAACAAAAACGGCTTCAAAGTCGACGAGCAGAACAAGAACCCGTCCCGCCTGTCCCGTATGCCGGGCGTCACGCGGAACGGTAAGAAGCAGTTTCTGATCGGCGTCAATCAGGGGCAGAAGGATTATCTGGCATGGCTCGCATGGATGGAGGAGCAGCAGGATGATCTGCCGCCATTCCTGCCGCTCAATACGGTCATCGATGACCCGCCGCCTCTGAATCCGGTCCTGATCGATGGCATCCTCCGTCTGGGGCACAAGGCTATACTGACCGGCCCCTCGAAGGCGGGGAAGTCTTTCTGGCTGATGCAGCTGGCACTTGCCATTGCGTCCGGCGGCGAGTTTCTGGGATGGGGATGCCGGCAGGGGAAAGTCCTCTATATCAATCTGGAAATCGACGAGAAGTCTTTCATCGACCGACTGGAGCACATCTACCGGGCAAAGGGCATGCCGATGCATCCAAGCTCCAGCAATCTCATCGTGTGGGATCTCAGGGGCAAGGCGCTCCCGATGGATAAGCTGGCAAAGATCATCGTCCGGCGGTGTAAGGACATGCATCTTGAAGCGATCATCGTCGACCCTATTTATAAGGTCATCACGGGTGACGAGAATGCTGCCAGCGATATGGCGTATTTCGGGAATCAGTTCGACTACATCTGCCGCGAGCTGGGATGCTCTGTCATCTACTGCCACCATCACTCCAAGGGCGCGCAGGGCGCCAAGCGAGCGACCGACCGCGGCAGCGGCTCGGGCGTCTTCTCCCGCGATGCAGATGCCATCATCGACCTGACGGCGATCGAGCTGAAAGAGGAGGAAAAGGAACAGTATGGGTGCGATGTCGCTTACTGCTGTACCTGCATCCTTCGTGAATTCAAGACGCCGAAGCCGAAAGCCATCCTCTTCCAGTATCCGCTCCACACGCTCGCCCCTGATATCGATCCAAAGCGTACCGAGGGCAGCATCGAAGGGAACCGCGTCAAGGGGAACGTCACGCAGACGCAGAACAAAAATGATCGCTACGAAGAATTCATCCGGACGCTGGAGCATCATTTAGCGAACGGAGATGTAGTGAATCAGAACAATTTGGCGGATGAGATGCAAGTGTCTGTACGAACGGTTCGGACGTATTTGAAACGGGCGAACGAGCCTATACAGGTTTATGAAGTCACAACTGGCAGAAATGGCAGGATTCGAAGATTAGATGAAATCCGCTAAAGTAGGAAATAAACCCGGCAAACTCTATATAGGAAAAAATATATAATTTCCGGGTTTAATCTCACGCGGTGAATGGGGGTGTAAGGGTGGGTGTTCCTTAACATACACACCCACCCCTTCCACCCCTTCACTCACCGTAAAAAGAGTTGACTGGATTTAGGAGGTAAGTCATGCGAAGCCATCTTGTGAAGGGCGCTGACCGCATCGAGCTGACGATCCGGAGCTACACGGACCGGACGGGGCGGACGCCGAAGAAGAAAACACTTCTGCAGATCCATCGCTACATCGAGAAGGATGATAAATGGACGAACAAAGACTTCCCGTGCAAGAGCGAGGCGGAGGCTTTGATGAAAATGCGAGAAATCAATCAGTATTGGATGGAGTTTCACGGTTATACGATGGAGGAATCATGATTATTATTCAGACAGAAGCCGGGACTATTGTCGCGGACCCGAAAGAAATCTATATTGACAAGGATCTTGATGGACATCTGCATATCTACGCGGACTTGTCCGGTACGGATCGGGTAAAGGCTGTAAAGCTGACAGTTAATGATTATTCGAAGGAAACCTTGGGGCAGATGCTCGAGACGATGTATAAGGAAGTGAATAAGTGGCTCTTCATTGAGGAATGCCCGCACTGCGTCATCCGTATAAGAGAGGTGCTGGCGGATATATATGGAGGTGTCTCATGACAAACAACTTCGAAAAAATCTACCAAGCATACAAAGCCCTCGATAAGGCGTTTGACGGGGACGTAGTAGAGAACGATGTAGCCGTTACTCTCTACAGAGCATTGGCTGCCTACATCTGTGAGAAGGGATCGGTGTTCTCAGTCATCTGTCGTCAGTACAGGGAGTCTCGAGATAACGGAAACGAAAACCTGGACTTTAACGACTACATCCTCGAAGCCAAGGAATACGGCAACTGCTTAAAGAAAAACGGTGTGAAGTGCTTCACTGTATCCAACCGCTACGTGGGATTGTTCTCACTGACTATGGAGCTTCAGATGGCCGGCTACAAGATGACCGGGCTCAAAGAGGTCAAAGGAAGAATAAACCCTTGGACTAGAAAGCGGGAAATTCTTCCTGCTTTTGTTTTGGAAATCTCCAGATGAAATACGGTACATTTTCAGAAATAATGGGAGGATGTATGGAGTTTATCGTAGAAGGAAATCCGCAAGGGAAAGCAAGACCGCGGTTCAGCCACAAAAGCGGGACCGTTTATACGCCAGCGAAAACGGCCAGGTACGAAAGGCTGATTCGTAAAGCGTTCCTGGCCGCCGGAGGGAAGGCTATCCCATCTGATTGCTATGTTGGTATTATTGTTGATGCCTACTTCCAGATCCCGAAGTCGTACACCAAGGGAAAGCGGCTGGCGTGCCAGCACAATATCAATCGCCCGGCAAAGAAGCCGGACATTGATAACACGTTGAAAGTCGTTCTGGATGCGCTGAACAAGGCAGCTTATGAAGATGACAAGCAGGTAGTTGAGGTGTCCTGCCGGAAATGGTATTCTCAGAGCGCCGGTTACTTGCGGATCAGCGTGAGTGAAGTGAAACAGTAGTGTGAGCAAGGCAGGTATTGAATCTGCCTTGCTTTCCAAATTCAATGATGGGAGGAAGCGGGATGTATCATAACGATTATATCGACGCAGTGGCTGAATACTTGCGCCGGTATCGAGAGTTCTCGCAGTATATTGCGAACGTCAAAACCGATATCGACGAATGCCAGCGTATGTTGGAACTGGAAGCCGCACCGGCAGCGTCATCCATGTCGCCAACTGGTGGCTGCGGTGGCGGCGAAAAGGTGAGCCAGGAAGAGCGCATGTACATGCAGCGCGAGGACTTGCAGCGGAAGATCCGTAAATATCGTGCTGACTTGCAGCAGATTGAACCGCTCATCCGGCGCTTGGATAGCTCAATGGCGTCCTTGAAGGATATCAATGAGACGGATGCCAGAATCTTAGAGAGCCGGTATATTGATGATGCATCCTGGGAAAGTACAGCACGGTACGCCTGCTGTAGTGTTGGCTCCTGCCGGAGACGGGCACGCACTGCACTCAAAACATTGACCGGCATGATGTTTGGACCGGATGCTGTGCCTATGCAGACATCGGTTGTGTTCTTTAAACGATGATAGAACTATCAACACCAATGTGAATAACTTTGTGGATAACTAGGGCATGGACACTTTCTGAACAGTTTTTAGCAGATTTTTAGCAGAAACATGACTGATTGTTGCATGATTTATGTACGGAATGTGCGGGCACTTTGTGTTATACTAATACCATCGAAAATTGAACAGGGAACAGACAGCCACGCAGACCAGCGTGGTTTTTGTTTTCTTATTTTGAAATCGGAAACTGAAATAGAAAATGGAAATAGAATTTGATTTCTTATTTTGGTTTCCATTTTCTTTTTTGATTTATAAAAGGATGTGAGGTAGCGTGGCCAGGGCATTTTCCAAAGACATTTACAATAGCCGGCGATGGCGAAAGGTCGCTCATGCTTATGCAGAGTCTCAGCACTACGTATGCGAACGATGCCATAATCGTTCCTTTGTTGGAACTGGAAAGCCGCCTAGATTTATCGTCCACCACAAGACGTACTTGTCTCCGGAGAATGTAGGGGATGATAGCGTGGTGTATGGCTGGGATAACTTAGAGCTGCTATGTATCTACTGCCACAACGCTGTGCATGGTACAGGCATGGGCAGGGAGTGCGTGTTCGACGATGATGGCAATCCCATTGGTATCCTGGAACATAACCGCTAATCCCCCCGGTCTCCCCTTTTGGGAGCCTGAAAAATGCCGCCGGGGGCGGGCCTTTCTGTGATACAAACGGCATCCGCCAAGGGGGTGTAGTATCAAAATAAAAGGGGAAATAGCAAGATTAACGGAAAGAAGTAAGGAGGTGATGGAGTGAGACAGATTAAACCGGAAACAGCGATTAGAAGAAGGGTGAAAGCCTTGCAGGAAGCATTGAAAGCCGCCGATGAAGAGAAACAGACGGTCGTGAGCCCGCTGATCGGGCAGGTTGCACGCCTGGAATACCAGTTGCAGAAGCTCATGGAGCAGCTGGAAGAGGTCGGATTTGTTGAAGAATATAAGAACGGCGAGAATCAGTTTGGAACCAAAGAATCAACGGTTTCAAAGGCCTACTCCACCACGTTCAAGAACTATGTAAGCGCCATCCGTACCTTGGTGCAATGTCTTCCGGCAACGGCGGCCCCTGATGCCGAGGATACGCTGACGGAATTCATCAAAAACAGGCCTTGAATTACATTGAAAAATACTATGGCGGCATAAAATCCGGGCAGATAGTGGTATCCGATAAGGTACGGCGGGTATTCAAGCATCTGACGGAAAAAATCAATGATAAAAATGGGCAGTATGTCTATGACGCCACCAAGGCCCAGTACGCCATCGACTTCATTCAGACCTTCTGCAAGCACTCGAAGGGCAAGTGGGGTGGCAAACCAGTCATCTTGGAACTGTGGCAAAAGGCCATCACGGCTGCGCTCTTTGGATTCGTAGACAAAGATACTGGGATCCGTGAGTATCGGCAGCTGATACTTATCGTTGCACGTAAAAACGGTAAATCCACATTTGCTTCCTGCCTTGGACTGTACCTGCTGGTAGCAGACGGGGAAGCCGGTCCGGAAATCTATTCCGCAGCCACTAAAAAGGATCAGGCAAAAATTATCTGGCGGGAAGCCTGCTCTATGATCAAGAAGTCGCCAGCATTAAATAAGAAGTTAGATCTGCGCGTATCCGTCATCCGGTCCCGCTTCAATGAAGGGACATTTGAGCCGTTGGGCTCTGACTCTGATAAGTTGGATGGCCTTAACGTGCATGGAGCCCTGATTGATGAATTGCACGCCTTGAAGGATAAGAACCTGTATGACGTCCTCATCGACGGCATGACGGCCCGTGAGCAGCCACTCTGTATCATTACCACGACGGCCGGTACGGTCCGTGATAACATTTATGACCTGAAATACGATGAATGCGAACGTGTCATCAATGGATATGAGGACCCGGCAGGCTATAAGGATGAAACCATCCTCCCTATCGTCTATGAACTGGATAAAAGGGAAGAGTGGACGGACCCAGCGTGCTGGGCAAAAGCCAATCCGGGCCTAGGGAGCATCAAGAATACCCAGACACTGGCCCAGAAGGTCTACCAGGCGCAGCATGATGCGCTCAGAGTCAAGAACTTACTGTGCAAGGACTTCAATATCCGTGAAACCAGCGGGGAAGCGTTCTTTACATTCGACCAGCTGAACAATGAAACTACCTATGACATGAAGGCTCTCAAGCCTAAGTATGGAATAGGTGGTTTTGATTTGTCCGAAACAACGGACCTGACCTGCGCGACAATGCTTTTTTGCGTCCGTGATGATCCGAACATCTACATCAAGCAAATGTACTGGATTCCGGAAGATTTACTGGAAAAACGGGTGCATGAAGACCAGGTCCCCTACGACATCTGGAAGAAAAAAGGCTGGCTCCGGACATCGCCCGGCTTCCGCAATGACTACCGGCTCATCCTTCAATGGTTCGTCGATGAAATGGAACAAGATGACATCTATTTGTTCAAGTGCGGCTACGATCGATGGAGTGCGGCCTACCTGGTGCAGAGCATGAAAGAGCGTTTTGGCGATGACGTGATGGTTCCGGTAGCACAGGGCAAGCAGACATTATCCGGACCAATGAAGAATCTGGCAGCCGACTTGGCCGCCAAGCGGATTGTTTATGGCAACAATCCAATCTTGAAATGGTGCATGACGAACGTGGCTGTCGATGTAGACCGCAACGACAACATTCAGCCATGCAAAACGTCCAATCCACGAAAGCGCATTGATGGCTTTGCCTCTTTGCTGGATGCCTACACTGCGTTGGAACAGAACAAAGAGGACTACATAAACCTTATTTGAAAGGGGGTGAAGACTTGGAACTAAGAAGCATGATGCAGACCATTTTTGGACGGCTGTTCCGGCATGACGATTTGACCAGGGCAAAGTTGCTGGATGGTTATTCCAACGACTACGTTCCATTTGATGGGAACGTCTACGACACTGCCACCGGGCGGAACTGCATCGACACCATTGCCCGCCATGCGGGGAAGCTGCATCCGAAGCACATTATCCGGCGGGACGGAAATATCGTGAAAAATGCAGATGACAAGCTTCAATACATCTTGTCTATCCGGCCTAATCCATTGATGACGACATCGGAGTTTATCGAGAAGATTGTTGCCCAGTATTACTGCTACAATAACCTGTTCGTCTACATCCAGCGGAACCAGTTTGGAGACATTACCGCGTTATGGCCATTGAACTTCAATAATCTGGAACTGTTCGAGGACCGCAAATGGAACCTGTACTGCAAGTTTACCTTTGGCAGCGGGGAACAGGCCACAGTCCCGTATGAGGAACTGATCCATATCCGGAGACATTACAACCGTGATGAAGTTTTCGGCGATCCGGAGGGGCATATTCTCACGGAAGATATCAACCTGCTGAAATCCGTTAAGACGGCCATTATCAATGTGGTCAAAAATTTCAGCAAGCTTCGTGGCGTCATCCAGTGGACTGGCACGGTCCGCCCGGAAGATCAGGAAACCATGTGGCAGAAATTTGTTAATTCCTTTGCCGGCCCCTCCAATGGTAGCGGCATCGGGTCACTGGATAACCGTGGCAAGTTCCAGCAGCTTACCACCGATACCCAGACGTTTGATGCCAGCCAGATGACGTTTGCCAGGGACAATCTCTACAAGTATTTCGGAGTCAACGAGAAAATCGTTTCCGGCAAATTTACGGAAGAGGAATACCAGGCCTTCTATGAAAGCGTCATCGCGCCGATTGCCATTAAATTGTCTCAGGAATTTACTGAAAAGCTCTTCACCCAGAAGGAACGCGGATTTGGGAATGAGGTTCTGTTTGAAGCCAACCGCTTAGCGTATATGAGTACGGCATCGAAGGTAAAGATTGCAGAGGCCATGATTCCTGCCGGTGCCATCAAGCGGAATGAAATCCGAGAGCTCTTTGGTTATGCCGGACTGCCTGGCAAGGAAGGCGAGGAAATTGTGGTCAGCTTGAACTATGTAAAGTCCAAAGATCAGTCGCTTTACCAGACAGGTAAAGATGATGACGATAATGGCACATCGGAAGGAGGTGATGGGGATGGAGAAGAAAATTGAGTGCAGACGGCTGGCACTGAGAGCTGCCGAACAGGAAGACGGAGGGGAGGGCCTCCATGTTGAAGGTTATGCAGCCGTATTTAACGAAAAAACGCTGCTGTGGGAATCGCCATACAGTGGGACAAAGTATTACGAAGTCATTGACAGAAACGCTGTCGATGCCAATACGGACATGAGTGACGTTATCCTGAGATATAACCACTCTGATGCGGCGCTTATCCTGGCACGCACGTCCAATGGCTCTATGAAAATTGCAGCCGATGAACGAGGAATCAAGGTAGAGGCCGACATCGCGCCGACAACTGCCGGCAAGGATATCTATCAGCTGATTAAGCGCGGGGACATCAATAAAATGTCCTTTGCCTTCACTGTAGATAAGGATGACTGGGAAAATGATTCCGCTGCCAAAGAGCAGACCAGGACCATCAAGCACATTGACATGATTGTGGATGCCAGCCCGGTGGATTTTCCGGCTTACGATGGCACCAGCATTGCCGCCCGTGACCATGACGGCATTATCGAAGAATTGAAAAATCGCGAACAGGAGCAGGAACTACGTGAGAAGCTGATTGCTGAAACGTATTTATGAGAAAAGGAGACAACTATGAATAAGAGACTTTTTGAAATCAGAAGCCGCAAAGAAGAAATCAGAGCCGCGCTCCAGGGTGACGGCAAGGTTGATCTGAAAGCACTCCAGGAAGAACTGAGAAAGCTGGATGCCGAACAGAAAGAAATCGAAGAGCGTGAAAAGATCGCCCGGAGTATCCAGTTTGGCAAGGAACCGGAAGACGTGCAGAAAAGAAGCAAGCCACAGACTGCCGTAAAGAAAAATCCCTATGAATCCGACGAATACCGCTCCGCATTCATGGAATATGTGACCAAGGGCACGCCGATTCCTGCTGAATTCCGTGATGCAGCCACCACCACCGATGCAGGCGCACTCATTCCACCTACTACCCTGAACCGCGTCATTGAAAAGGTGCGAACCTATGGCAACATCCTGCCACTGGTAACCCGTACTGCCTATAAGACCGGACTTGCAATTCCGACTTCAAACGTGAAGCCGGTAGCAAAGTGGGTGGCAGAAGGAGCTACCTCCGAAAAACAGAACAAGGTTCTGGGCAGCATCACTTTCAGCCATTACAAACTGCGCTGCGCTGTAGCGGTAACCCTTGAGACCGAAAACATGACACTCTCCGCATTTGAAGATGTCATTGTTTCCAACGTGGCAGAAGCCATGGCAGTAGCACTGGAAGAAGCCATCATTAAAGGCACCGGTTCCGGACAGCCAACTGGCATTCTGGCAAATAAATCCAAGGGCACTACCATCAACGCCGAAAAACTTGATTACAACACACTCATCGAGGCAGAAGCTGCTATTCCCCAGGCATACGAAGCAGGTTCTGTATGGGTAATGAGCAAGGCCACCTTCATGTCCTTCATCGGAATGACCGACTCCAATGGTCAGCCGATTGCAAGAGTGACTGCGGGAATCAACGGAGTTCCTTCCAGAGTCCTTCTGGGACGTAACGTAGAGCTCTGCGACTATCTGCCGGCATTTACTAATACGCTTAAGAAAACAGACGTGTTCGCATTCATTTTCCGTATGAAGGATTATGTGCTCAACAGCAACTACAACGTAGCCATGAAGGTCTATGAAGACAACGATACCGACGACATGGTGAGAAAATCCATTATGATTGCCGACGGCAAGCCGGTAGATTTCAACTCCCTGGTTATGCTGGCCGGCAATGCTACTGCCTGAGACAGGAGGAAATAAATCATGGCCGTAACGCTTGCCCAGGCAAAGAATTATTTAAAACTAGATAATGACATTACCGACGATGATGAACTGGCAACGAGCCTGATCAGCGCGGCCGGCGACTATGTAAGACGGACGACGGGGAAGGTCAATACTGGCGATAATCAAAGCCAGCTATATGACCTCTGTATCAAAATGCTGGTGGCGCACTGGTATGAAAACCGTGCTGTTTACAGCCAGAAGCCGGGCGCCATTAATGTGATTCCCCATACGGTGACCGCTTTGCTGACTCATATTGCCCAGTGCAGTGACTACCCGGAGGGATAGCCTATGATTAATGTTGAAATCGGGTCACTCGATAAAAGAATCCATATCATGCAGTACCAGGAAAGCACCGATGAATATGGGCTTACCCATCAGACCCTGGCTGATGCTATCGGCAATACCATTTGGGCCCGTATCGAACCGGCACGCGGCAAGACTTACTATGAGCAGTATAAAGACAAGGTTGAGTTCGTCACTAAGGTCACGATTCGCTACCGGAAAGGGATTACCCCGGATATGCTGGTTCAGTATGCGGGCACTATCTATCGGATCATGTCGGTTGTTGATCCGTATGAGGCCCACGTAAAGCTGGAACTCATGTGCAACATAAAGGAGCGAGGTGAGTCTAGTGAAGATTGAAGAATTTGTCAGGCGGCTGGATGAAATGAGAATCCAGTATCCGGGCGATGCGGAAGACGTGCTGGAAGCCGGTGCCAAGAAGATGACGAAGGCCCTCCGGAAGGCGTCCCCAGTCGGTGACACAAACCACCCACACAAATTGAAGAAGTCGTGGCGCTGCAAAATTAAGGGCTACCGGGCGGCAGATACCCGCGCGGAAATCCGTTCTACGGCGCCACATTTCCATTTGGTGAACCGTGGCGTGCAGAACCCAAAGGATACTCATGGCAATCCGAAACCGGAATGGCGCAGCGCTTTGAACCGTCATAAGGGATTCTTGCAGAAAGCGGTGCAGGACAACTGGGACGGCATCAAGGATGGTATGGCCAAAGACTTCTACCAGAAAGTACGTGATCACCTTGGCTAAGATCGTAAGACAGATTGATGCACTGAGCGCTGTTATCCAAGCCGTTTCCAAAGCAACCGGATGCAAAGTCTATTCGGATGAGGTCCTTGAGAAGTTCAAGAAGCCGTGCTTTTTCGTTTCGGCATCGTCCCGCATGACTCCGTATACGGATAATGTAGTAGAGAAAGAGCTGACCATTGCCCTGACGTATTTCCCCAGGGATAACGAAAAGAATGAAATAACCTACTTAGGGATTATCGACTTCATTCAGCGGCTCTTCCAGTCTGGCGTACAGGTTGGGGACCGATATCTTCACGTTGAAAGCGTCGAGGATGACCGTACCGGGGAAGAGCAGGACATATTGCAAGTAACCATAGTGATTCCGTTTCTGGAACAGGTCGAAAAGCCTGCTGACGGGAAAGTTGAAATCATGGGTGAAGTCGAACTGAATATCCATACCATCTCCAACAAAAGACGCAGCACTGCTGAGGATGAGAAATGGAATTCGAAGATCGATTCAGAAACTATATGAAGGAGTGAAGATATATGGCAAAACTTGGAATGCCTTCCGTAAACATTGCGTTTATTGAAGCCGGCATTGAAGCCATTGAACGCAGCCAGCGTGGCATTGTGGCGCTCTTACTTGAAGAGCCACAGAGCACCATTACAAAGCTGCTGACCGATCATAAAATTACGAATGGTAACACATCAACTGATGTGGCTGCCATTATCAACCCGTTTACCGTTTATACCACTGATGATATTCCGGCGGAACTGACTGACGATAACAGGGACTACATCACAAAATGTCTCATCGGCTATACTAAGACGCCATACCGCGTCAAAGTATATTTGCAGGCGACGAATGAGACCAAAGACAGCGCTGCGGACAAATTCGCAGATACACTCAAGATTCTGGCAACCGACCGCTGGGATTATCTGGCCATCCCATCCATTGTTACTGCTCAGCTGGAATCTGTCGCCACCTGGATTAAGACAAACCGCGAAAATAAATTCAAAAAATCCAAGGTCGTGCTGCCCGGATACAGCGCAGACTATGAAGGCGTTATCAATTTTTCGAACACTACTATCAAGACCAAAACTAAATCGTATACTGGCGCTCAGTACACGCCACGTATTGCTGGCCTGATTGCAGGGACTCCGATGACAATTTCTGCAACGTATGCCCCGCTGGCCGAAGTCATTGACTGCGATAAGTACAGCCTTGACGAAAACGACGAGAAGGTCAATGAAGGTGAATTTTTCGTTTGGTATGACGGTGAGAAGTTCAAAATGTCCCGTGCTATGAACTCTTTGGTTACCACCACCCAGGGCAAACTGGAAGCCTATCAGACCATCAAGACCGTGGATGTCATGGACATGATGTATGACGACATCAAGAAAACCGCCCAGGACAGCTACATCGGCAAATACACGAACGATTACGACAACAAGCAGCTGCTGATTACTGCGATTGGCGGCTATTTCAAAGAATTGGAAGATGGCCGCCTCTTACAGAAGGGCTATTCCACGATTGATATCGACGTAGAAGCCGTAAAAACGTATCAGCTCAAACATGGCCTGTATACGAAGGACGAACTTGCCGACATGTCTGATTTGGAAATTAAGAAACTGGATACGAAGAAGAAAGTATTCCTGACCGCCAAGGTGAAAATTCTTGACGCAATGGAAGATATCGAACTTCCAATCAATATTTAAGGAGGTGTTGAACTATGGCAGATTCTATGGTGGCCCAGCAGGTTATGTCCGGCACCGAAGGTGAAGTATGGATTGATTCTGATTACATGGCTCAGGTAACTGCGTTCCAGGCCGAAGTGAATCTGGTAAAAGAAGAAGTCAACCAGGTTAAAAAGCGCGGCAAGCAGTACAAGACAACCGGATGGGAAGGGAAAGGCAAAATCAAAATGAACCACATCTCTTCCTACATGATTGATAAAATGGCTGATAACATTAAAAATGGCCATCAGACGGTTTGCACCATCATTGCCAAGCTGTCTGATCCGGACGCTATCGGAGATGAACGTGTCTGCATCCGTGACGCGACCTTTGATAAGTTGACGCTCATGGATTGGGAAGCGAAAAAACTGACCGAAGACAGCTATGACTTCACGTTTACGGACTTTGATATTCTGGACCGCGCGTCTGAATAAGAAAGGCAAGGTAATCTATGAATTTAGCAGAGGCATTGCTTGCAGCTGATGCAGGCAAGGTAATGAAGAAAGCAACGAAAGATTTCGAAGTAAAGCGGCTCTCCGGCATTATCGGTGAGCCGTTTGTGCTTCATCTGTGCCAGATTCCATCCCGGCGCGTGAGGGAAATCCAGGACAGCGCGGTAAAGTTTGACCGCAATAATAAGCCGGTCGGCGCTGATACCTACAAGTTGCAGATCATGCTGTTGGTTGACGGCATCACCAACAAGGATTTCGACACCAGAGAGGTCCTCAAGCACTACGGGGCCGGGACCAGAAAAGATTTGTTTGAAAAGCTGTTCAATGCCGGCGAAATTGCTGACATTGCGGAGCAGATTACGGAACTCTGCGGCTTTGGCGGTAAGCAGAGTGCTGCAAGGGTTGAAGAAGTAAAAAACTGATAGATTCCGACGGGGATGTTCAGACCATGTACTGGCACTATGTCAGGCATGGCGTGAAGCCGTCGGAGTGGTTTGCAATGGGCCCTGGCGAGCGTGTAGTTCTCCGGGCTTTTATGTTGAAAGAAATCGAGGGCGAGGAACATGCCCGCGAACAAATAGAAAACAAAGTGAAAGGAGGTTAACGTATGGCCGAAATTATTGATGTAATCATGAGACTCCAGGACAATGTTACAAGCGGGCTGGCAAGGATTCGGAAAAATATGGAAAAAACCGGTAAAGCCACCCAGCGCATGGGGCGCGATATTGCCAAAGCGGGGAAGAATGTCAGCGATTTAGGTGGATCAATGCTTCCGGCGGCTGCGGGCATCACGGCCCTTGGCGCGGCAAGCGTGAAAACATTCATGAATTTCGACCAGACTATTACGGCGGCAGGCGTTAAGGCTGGGGCCACGACGGAAGAGCTGAACCAGATGCGGGAAGCCGCCTCCAAGATGGGAGCTGTTTTCCCTATCAGTGCCCAGGAGGCAGCCGCGGGCATGGATAGGTTGGCAGCGGGCGGTTTCAATGCATCCCAGTCTATCGCGGCCATGCCTGGCATCATCGAGGCATCTATTGCATCTGGTGAGGATCTAGCCACCACGTCCGATGTCGTAACCTCTGCACTTTCCATTTGGAGTCTGACCACAGGTGATGTGGCATCTAATACAACACACGTTGCCGATGTTATCCAGGCCGCGGCCAATGCTTCCAAGCTTGGTATGCAGGACTTTGGCCTTGCAATGCAGTATGCAGGCGCTCCAGCGGCCGCACTGGGCGTCAGCATTGAAGAACTTGGCACTGCCATGGCGGTTATGTCCAACAACGGCATTGAAGCCAGCTCGATTGGTACCGGTCTCCGGTCCATGATGAGCCGTCTGTCATCGCCTCCGAAAGATGCTGCCAAGGCCATCGAACAGATGGGGCTCAAGATTAAGGATGCAAGCGGTAACTTTGTTGGCTTGGAAAACGTCATCGGACAGATGCGGACGGCCATGTCAGGCATGGCAAATACAGAGCAGGTGGCCATGGCCAAAGCTATTGCCGGTGAAGATGCTTATAGTGGGCTCTTGTCGTTAATCAAGACCAGCCCGGAAGCATACAAGCAGGCGGCGGATGCCATCGACAACAGCTCCGGCAGCAGCCACCAGGCGTACATGACCATGCAGAAGACGCTCAAGGGCTCCATTGATTCCCTCATGGGCTCCGTGGAAGCCCTGGGCCTGTCCTTTGGCTCTGCCCTGGCACCAACAATTCAGTGGGCGGCCGGCGGCATCAAGGCACTGGCGGATGCTCTTACAAACCTTTCTCCGGAAACCAAGAACATGATTGTTCAGATAGCCGGGGCATTTGTTGGCCTTACCGGGTTTACTATTGCCGCTGGCAAGGCCATTACCATCGGCGGGAACATGGTCAAGGTATACGGTCAGATTGGCACGGCGATGAAGGGCGGGGCCATCAGCAACAAGGCTTTGCAGTTTGCCGTTCAGGGTGTGATGCGGGGCTTCACCATGCTGCGCACTGCGTCCGTGGCCATGCTGGGCCCATGGGGCATTGTGATTGCTGCTATTGCGGCAGCAGCTTTCCTCATCTATCGGAACTGGGGCGGTATCGGCCCGTTCTTCCAGCAGCTTTGGACGCAGATCAAGAGCGCATTCAATGCTGCAGTGAGCATGATCCAGCCGGCTATTTCGAAACTGCAAACAGTTTGGCAGACTCTTACCCAGGCATTTCAGAGCGGTACCGGTGTTTTCAGAGTCTTGAATATGTTATCTGATGTACTGGCCGGAGTCATCGGCAGGCAGCTCTATGCAGCGTTCGTCATCGTCTCCAGTGTTATCACTGGGGCAGTCACGGCAGCATTCAGTATCCTGGGATCAATTGTCACGGCGGGCCTGGGCGTGTTCAGTGGACTGATTGAATTCATCACGGGTGTTTTCACCGGAGACTGGTCCATAGCATGGCAAGGCATTGTTGATATTTTCAGCAGCATCTTTGGCGGCCTACAGGGAATCTGCGATGGCATTTTGGAAGGAATCAAAGCAGCCATCAATGGCGTTATCGGCGGAATCAATTCCATCTCTGTCGATATCCCGGACTGGGTGCCTAAATACGGCGGCAGCCACTTTGGATTGAATATCCCTTACTTGTACAATGGCACGATCAACTGGCAAGGCGGTGCAGCGGCAGTCAATGATCGCGGCGCTGAAATCATCAATCTTCCGTCCGGAGCGCAGGTCATTCCGCACAGCCAGTCTATGAGAAATGCATACAACATGGGCGCTGCGTCTGGGAACCTCAGGACCGGCGGAGGGATTACCGTTAATATCAGCGGCGTGACCATCAATAACGGCTCCGATATCCGAGAATTTGCTCGTAAAGTGGCGGAACAAATCCATTATGAGATGGAAAAGGAAGCCATTAATTCTACTGTGGGGGCGATCTGATGAGTAGTTTCTTAAGCTTTATGAGTACCGCTTCCAGCATACTGGGGAGTGTTCTTGGAGCCCTGGGCGGGAATGGTGGAGACGGTTGTGTATTTACGTTGTCCGGCGGCGGAAGCAGTGTCGCCTTCCCGGTCAGCCCACCTGATTTCGAAGTGGTGAACCCGTACAATAACAGCACGGTCAACATAAACAATTTGGGCGAAATCAATATGATCGGCAAGCGCGGCCTGGCCACGATGAAATTTTCATCGTTCTTTCCTGCCCAGGATTACAATTTCCTGCAAACAGTGATGGCCGGTAGCCCGTATGAGTTGGTAGGCAAGGTCAAGCAGATGGCAGAAAGCGGGCAGCCGTGCCGCATCAGCATCACGGGTACAGATGTCAGCCTGCCGGTCACGATTGATGAGTTCGTTCATAAAGAAAAAGACGGCAGCGGCGATGTGTATTTCAGTTTGACTCTGAAAGAATATCGCTACATCATGCCTCAGGCTGACGTTCTGAGCGATACGACGGGTCTAAAGAGCCGTGTCGCAGAGACTGGCGCAAGCAAGGAAACCACCTGCCTGGGGACCATGCACGCGCTGGACAACGCGCAGAAGGCTTTCCAAAAGACCACCAGCATCGTCAATCAAGGCAAGCGTGTCCTTGGCCTGTATAAGAGTATGGTGAAATCCGGCGGTATCCCTGCCGGCACGATACTCACGACAGTTACTAATGCGGTCCGGACAGGCGGCAAGAGCCTGTATAAGTTCTAGGAGGGATAGAGAGATATGTTAAGCATTCGCTATAGTGACCCGCCTGAAACTGAGAAAGAGACAAAGGCCCGCAAGGATAGCAAAGGGCCTGAGCCGAAAAACAACTTTGACATCACGAACTATGTGCAGAAGCTTTCATGGTCCGGAGACAGTCAGCAGGCCGCCCGCAAGCTTGAATTTTCTATCGCATACAACACGCCTGACAAGGATAAGACATTCGTGCCGCTTGATTTGAAAATCGGCGGATTCATCTACTTGTTTTACCGGGGAAAGGATACGGATCCGGAGATTGAAATCTTCCAGGGGCGCATCTTCTACCGGAAACGTGTGACGGATTCCTATACATTCGAGTTTTCCTGCTTTGATGACATGATTTATCTGGCTAAGAGCAACATCAGGGCTGTCATCACCGGCACGGTGGCGGCTGGCATTCAGCAGGTGTGCAAAGAGATTGGCATACCCGTTGGGACTCTTCCAGATGGGCTTGATGCATCCGTTGACTATATTGCGGATGATAAGAGCGGGACGGAAGTGTTGCGGGCACTTCTCGACATCCAGCAGACGGCTGATAAGGCTGCCAAGAAGGACACCTACTATTTGCCAGTGTGCATCAATAGCCAGGTCAATGTCATCAAGAAAGGCGAGCTAATTGACGGGTATGTAGCAACGGCGGACACCAACACATTCAGCACGGAGCATTCCGAAAGCATCGAGAATATGGTCAACCGGATTAAAGCAGTAGATGACAACGGGACCATTTGCCAGATGTTCACGGTAAACGACGACGTGACGCACTACGGCATGATCCAGCAAATCTACAAGATGCAGCCGCCTAAACCGGATGAAACGGTGGATAATGTCACTGCTGCCAAAGCCCAGCTGAAACGGCTGAAAGATGAGTCGAGTCTGAAAGGGCTTGGAAACGTCCAGTGCATCACCGGATACAGCATCAAAGTGCAGGAAGAACAGCTTACGGGTACGTTCTATATCAAAAGCGATACCCATAATTTCGAAAATAACATCCATACGATGGATTTGACGCTTGAATATATTCCGGATCAGCCGGAACAGCCGGAGATTGAGCAGGTAGACTATGCAACACCGGTGTTCAACAGCTCGAAGGACCGCATGAAGAACAAGGAGGGCATTTCCAATGGTTCTGCTGATGTCGATGCGGGAATATCTGCCGGCTGGGATGCCTGGGGCGGTCAGACGATGGGCAACGGGCGTGAAGGCTGCGCTGAATTCGTTGGCAAGTGCGGCAGCTATTACAGTCCATTCCTAGCGCAGGAAGCCAACAATGGCGTCGTCTATTGTCCTGCGATGGTAGCCGATGCGGATGCGGCGGGCCTGCTGTCGTATGATACCAGTGACCTACAGAAGGGCGACGTCATTGTCTATGGTGATGACGACCACGTTGTTATCTACGATGGCCAGGGCGGTTACTACGGCAATAGCTCATCACGCGATGTTACTGTTCATGGCAGCGACTACACGGAAATGAGGATGCCAGTCACGAAAGTCATTAAAGCATCAATGGGGTGACGATGAATGAAGAAAACAGATAATCCGTATAAGGGCCTTGTAGCCCTGAACCGAAAGCTGGCAGAAAGAGCGGCCTTGCAGCCGACTGCCGGCATCGGCGTCATCGTCAGCCCGCCTCCAGAGATTCAGATCAGGTACAATGGCTACGTCTTGGACAAGAAACATTTGTGGATTGATGACTACTGGATTCCAGGACACACGCGCCATATGGTCGGTTCAACAGCAAACCGTGCTGGCGGTTCTGGCGATGCTGCTTATGAATCTCACAACCATCCGATTGATAACGATGAACGGCTGACAGATACGTGGAAAGTGGGCGATAAGGTCCTTCTACTTCCTGTCATGGGCGATGATAACAAGACCACAAAGCAATATATTGTTGGGATGAAACTAAGGAGGCTTGACGGCAATGAGTAACCCATTTGTTGTAGGGTCCTCTACATCGGAAACGGCAAGCCAGAGCCTTCCTACGTTCACTGAATTCGCCTGGGACTTTGATAAGGATGATTTCATTTACCAGCGTGACGGGTCCCATGCAATTGTGACCGGGAAGGAAGCTATCAAGGTATGGGTGCTGCATGTACTCCGATGCGAACGGTATCGGTATCTTGCATACTTTGATGATTACGGCATCGAGCTTGAAATGTTTATCGGTACAGGCTCCAATGATGGGCAGCGGAGTTCTGAGCTTTTCCGTTATGTAAAGGAAGGGCTCATGGTCAACCCATACATTACGGATGTTACGGCATTGCTGGTCACCCAAGAACACAAGAAAATTACAATGGTGATTCACCTGGAAACTGTTTATGGTGAGGTTGAAATGGGAATCGAGGTGTAAAGATGTTTGAAGCAGAAACAAGGTCCGTTATTCTGGAACGGCTGAAAAAATATTATGCTGAGTTCAAGGGGGCGGACGTAAGCGCTGTGGAAGGCACGTTTTCCTTTGATACCCTGGCAGCTAATGCGAAAGAATTTGAAAAGGCATACGCTGAAATGGATCTGATGATGGATGCCGCCTTTCCACAGACAAGCTGGGGCATTTATCTCGACCGGCTGGCAGATGAGCTGGCAGGATTGTCCAGAAGAGCTGCAACACCGGCAGTGGTTACACTATCCATTACCGGCACCGCTGGCGTAACCGTTCCGGCCGGCTCATTATTCGCAACAGCCAGCGGCACGAACTTTGCCACCGATGAGACAGTGAAGCTGGACGACAAGGGCACTGGCACTGTAAAGGCTACAGCGCAAAGTACCGGAGCGGGCGGCAATGTGGCAGCGGGAACCATTACGGTTATCCCTGTCAGCATTTATGGCGTATCGAAGGTCACGAATGGAGCGGCTGCCTATAACGGGTATGAAGAGGAAACCGACGGGGCTCTGCTGGAACGGTTGCTGTTTGCTGTGAGGCAGCCAGCCACATCCGGGAATGTATACCATTACATTGAGTGGTCTACATCGGTCAGCGGCGTTGGCGCTGTCAAAGTGCTGCCGCTCTGGAATGGCAACGGGACTGTCAAAGTTATCGTTGTTGATGCCAATAAAGACACGCCCAGTGAAGAGCTACTGCAAAAAGTGCGGGATACCATCACGGAGAACGCGCCGATCGGAGCGACTGTGACCGTCACGGCACCTGTTTTGAAAACAGTCAATGTAGCTCTCAAGGTAACCGACGGGACTGGCAATGCGGATGCCATCAAAGCGGCTTTGACAAGATATTTCAAAGCCAGTGTTTTCGGAACAAACTACACTACGCAGAAGGCAACTGACACGGTGACCATCTCTTATGCCCAGATCGGCCGTATCATCCTGGATAACTCTGATACGACCGGTGTAAACGATTATGATAATCTGACGATCAATGACGGTACAGATAACATCATCTGTGCGGTGGGGATTATCTACAAATGATCCTGGAATGGGTGGAGCTGTTTTTCACTATCCCGTTACCTTCAATCCTTTTATTGCTTTAGCCGGAACAACAAAATTAGGGATAGGTGGCATGCCAGCAAACGATGCCGTCGTTACAGGACTGGGAATGACATCATGCACAATAGACAGCACACATGCTGAATATACAAGCACTTACAGAGTTGTCGTCATTGGCCGGAATTAGACAGTGGGGAATAACGACGGAAGTCCACGCGAGATCATATGTTCAACTTCCTATAAGTGCGACACCTTTAGTAGTGGTAGCTACCGACATGAACATGGCAAGTAACCCGTTGGCTTTGTCTACGGGCGGGTACCAACTTGGTAGTTTTATGCTAGACGGGAGAAGGCTTAGCGCGGATACTGGGTGGCTTTGGGCACGCTGGAGTGCTATTTGCCGATAGCAATAAATCTGTATGCACCCCAAAGTGTGTTTTTGCTAGAAAATCCAATTCGTGCCCATCGCAAGTCGTTGTTATCAGAACCTTTATCTGGAAACCAAGCTGCATGAACAGAAGGGATAGCATCATCGGTCCAATCGCCATTGACGTCAAAAGGGATAACCGCTAATACCTTAGTCTGGAAAACAATCGGATATACAAAGCCGGCTCCATAACCGCCACTTGTTATTTGAATGTTATTTCCCCACTGTTTACTTTCCGATTGCTAAATATTGAGCGTCGTAGCCTTGGGCGACATTAACACCGCCATTCAGGTCTGCGACAGATAAGGTAAATCCGTTATTATTTATGGACTCTGTAAATTTCGCTATCATAAAAGCCGAACCTTGATGTGTTAATAAAACCCGACGAAAAGCAGTAAATGCAATCGGGAATTTTACATATCCATAATCCGAACTTCCCCACTGTTTATTCGCCAACTGAAAACCACCATAGCTTATCTTTAAAGTTTTGTGTGGCTGACGTAGCTGCGTAGCTGTAAAAGCTTGATAAGCTTACGTCCGCAAAATCAACACCAGGGACAGCAGGAGAATATCGTGCGTTTCGCTGAGACACCAGCACCACGAATACGGTTCGATGGAAGGTAATATTAAACGAAGTGGTACGTTCTGCGTTGGTTTGTCCCCACTGTTCATGTTCCGAAGGCAACGTACTCGGCAGCAGGTCCTTTTTCTTCTGATCCACGTAAAATGCACCCACTAGTTTCCTTGTGATTATATAAAACACCTCCAATGAAAGCCTTGCTATCATCTTCAATGCGCCCTGTAGCCACAATACTGTAGTTTGTGTTTGAAAAAGAAATCGGGAAAATAGCCTTGGCTGTGTATGATGTGATCCAGGGGGAAGCTCCCCACTGTCCCTATTTGCCGATTGCTATCATGGTAAACCTTCCAATTCCGTCACTTCTTAAGCATAGCATTCTGGCTTTTGAAACTGTTGTTGCTCCAATGTCCCATGAGGAGAGGTAAATGTCATCTCGTTTTGTTGCTGCTGAGACAATTGCATCATTGAAGGACACTACGTAAACTGTATCGCAAAATGTGACCGGAAAAGTTATGTCTTCGTAATAGGATTCTGAATCACAACTTCCCCACTGTCTACTTACCAATAGAAATGTAATGAGCATCAACTGCACCTGATAGGGTTTTCACGGTAAATGTGCTTTGGACAACGTCAGTTTTAACGCTGACGGTATCAGGGGATTCGCCGTTATGGAACGCTACAACTTTACTCCATTGGGTAGATATCGGTAGTGTGAAAGTTCGTGCTGTTTTCCCAAATCCCCACTGTATAAGGATGTTCATGAACAAGTGCCAGAATGGTAGGTAAGAGAAAAATTCATGAGTTTTTTTGAAAACGAAATCCATGGGAACTACCAGAATATCAGATATCTGCGATTGTAAAAGCGAAAATATCTGATATTCTGACGGCTTTATCCAGTATCAATAGTAACACCTGGCAAGCAACGGATAATGTAGATAATCTGGTAATGCATTAAATTGATTGAGTATCGTACTAGTAACACTACTTCAAAAGCTCTATGCATTTTCGGAGCTGGCGAAGTCCTTTGTGCGTATAGACCCGTTCTGTGACATCTCCGCCAGCATGACCTAAGATACGCCGTTTGGCTGTCTCATTTGCGCCTGCATTGTCAAGTAAGGTTGCTACAGTATGCCGGCAGTCATGGGTAGTGTGACCATCAGCCTTGATGATCTGCATGACTGAGCGCCAGATGATGCAATAGCCGCTGTAATCGTATGGTTTTCCATTGGCATCACTCAGAAGAGTGGGCCCAGACGAATTCATCCTGTCAATAATCATTGGAAGGATTCTGGGATGGATGGGAATAACCCGGATGCCGGAAACGGTTTTGCTCTTGGTGATCCGGATGAAACGTTGCCGGATGTTGACGTCTGACTTATGGAGATGGAGCAGTTCTCCGACTCTCATACCCGTATAAAGCAATATCAGCACAGTATCAACGTTGTCCACATCAATGTTCTTCCATAACCGGTTAATCTTCTGTCGGCTAAACGGTTTGTGCGGGCGGACCTGCCGATTCTTTCCGATGGATAAGAGAGGGGCATAGTTCTTGTTGGTAAACTCAATTTTACTGGCATACTGAGAGAGTAATGAAATAAGTGATCGCACTTTTTTAAGCGAGCTGTACGACAGCCCGCTTTTTCTCATGTCATCCATGATTCTTTGATAGTCCATGTATTTCAGACTGGCAAATGGTTCCTGGTGCAGGGATGAGAGATGCTTAAATGAGTTTCCATAGCTGCACAGTGTTGACCGTGATGGAACGGTATCTGCCGTATGTGCTGGCAGCCACCGATGGTATAGTTCTTCCAATGTGATTTGATGCCCAGGGAGGGAGTGATGATTATGAGTCTTGTTGTAGTCAGCTTGAAAGATTTCAGCGTCAATCTGGTTGGTAAAATATTCAACAGGTCTTTGCTTACCATTCTCCGATATTACAAAAACAAACGGCCTCCTCCGGTTTCCGGACAGCCGTTTGATGCAACCGTATCCATTTGGTTTACGCATAATAAAAACCTCCTTTACGGAGGCCATTTTACTATAGGAGGATTAAATAATGAACGGTACGAACGTTGATTATTACGTGGCGGGGTTCGATGCAGATGGCAAGCGCGTTGGTTCGCTGATCTGCGACTTTGACCCTGGCAAGAACAAGAATACAGGAAAGATTGCTTCCTTAAAGGAAAAGGCTAAAGATTTGTTCGAGGATGCAGCTGTCGTAGATGTCATTTCCGCAGCAGATTATAATCAGTACCTGACTGGCGAATATGTACGAGGTGCAGATGGTAAGCCGACCGCATACATTGCACCGGAGCCAACAGCCGCAGAAAAGAAAGCGTCTGCTATTGCTACGATTAAAACGAAGTACCAGCCGACTTTGGACAACCTTGTAGAAGCAAGGGTAAAAGCGGCTATGCTGGGCGCTGATACCTCAAAAATTGACAGCCAGTATAAAACCACACTCGCCAATATGGCGGCTGAGATTAAAAACGCATAGGAGGGTTAAATCATGGAATTTTGCGAATATTGTGGGAACCTTTTGAACGATGATGGCCGATGCCCGTGGGATGATTGCCCACATAACGCAATTATCGATGCGATGGCAGAAGCTGAAAAAGAAGACGAAGGAAAGCAGAGTGAAGAAAAAGGAGCCTGAATATGTCAGCTCTAGATAGTATTGCAGCGGTTTTGGCTATTGCAACAACGCTCAGCGGAGCATTTAGCTATATCGTCATTCGTCCGCTTCAGAAAGCGATTGACGTCAACAGCAATGTGCTGACAGAGCTAAAAAAAGAGCTCGAACGGAGTGCTGCAGATCGCCGCTCTCTTGACGTTCGGGTTTCTAAGCTAGAAGAAGCACATCAAATCAATAAAGACCGTATCAGTCATATTTTGGATCGCCTTGACCATACAAGGGAGTGATAGCGATGAAAAGAATTAGAGAATGGGCAAGAATGCTGTTTTACGAGAATGGAGAACTGTCCTATACCAGATTGATTTCTGCCATTTTCGTATTGGCATTTTTAGGGGTGAGCTTTTATCTGGTTCTAGCTCATCAGTATTGGCAGAATTATGACACCTTTGCAAGTCTGACAGGTGGTGGCGGTGGAGCTACGCAGCTTGTAAATAAATTTATCAATAGCAAGTACAACAGTGTGCAGGGCGGGTATGATAGCAAGAGATAGGAGGTAGAGATAAATGCGGGTAACCGATTTAAGCGATTGGAATGACCATATCAACTGGTCACATATGATTGACGAAGGTGTAGAGGGTGTTATTGTAAAAATCAGTGAAGGGCGCACGCTCTCTGAACTTCACGGCAAACACATTGCGGGAGCCGCTGCCCGTGGACTCCCGTGGGGCGTTTACTGCTACACCCACGCACAGACCACAGAACGGGCGGAAGAAGAGGCGGAGGTCGTCATTGAA